CTTTTTGCCTATTGTCGTTATTGACAAACCAATCAACGACCGTATGGCTTCAACGGTGCGCCATAACAGAGCTAGGGGCAAACATAGCGTTTCAGGCATGGCTAACATGGTGTTTCAGATGCTGGACAATGGCTGGAGTGACGAAGCTATCTGCGCAGAGCTAGGCGTTGAACCTGACGAGCTTATCCGCTTAAAGCACGTTACTGGTTTCTCAAAGCTGTTCGAAAATGTGGAATATAAGCGTGCTTGGGAAACTAAGCGACAAATCGAGTTACGTAAACAATATGAAAAGGAACAGGAAGATGGAAACAAAGCTGATTAACATTACTGAGATTAAACCTTACTGGCGCAATCCACGTAACAACGAAGGCGCTATTCAAGCCGTTGCTCAGTCAATTAAAGACTACGGATTTAACTACCCGTTGATTCTTGACAAGGAAAACGTCATTATTGCTGGTCATACACGATACAAAGCGCTTCAACTATTGGGTGTCGAACAAGTGCCGTGCGTGATTAAAGACGATTTAACTGCACAACAAATCAGGGAATACCGTATCGCTGACAATAAAACCAGCGAATTATCGACTTGGGACATGGACAAGCTAATCCCTGAGTTACGTGAGCTTAAAGCGGTCGAGGACATGGAGATTTATTTCCCAACAATTAGCCTAGAAGACCTTATTGCTGAACAGGCGGGCGCACATAAGTTCACTAACCCTACGCAAGAAAACATTGGCAAGATTGAGGAAAGAATGCAAATGACCTTTGAAGACAGGTCAAAAGTCCAACAATCCGCTTATGTTGAGGTTATCTGCCCACATTGCACCGAGGCGTTTCACGTTGACCGTAACGAGATTGCACGGGCAAGAGATGACAGCTAGAATATAGCCATTCACTAGGAGATAACCATGTTTGCTGACTTTATTCTTAACCTTTTTCATTGCGTCACTAATACGCACGTCCTACACCTATCAAGCCGTTCTTACTCAGAACACATGGCATTAGGGGATTTTTACGAGGGCTTGGACGATTTAGCTGATTCATTGGCAGAGGCTTATCAAGGCAAATATGGTATCCCTACATACACAGCTAAATACGAGAACACTATCCCTACTAATGCCTTAGCATACCTAGAAGGGGTAAGCGCCTATGTATCAAGCGCTAGACAAGAGGCTACTTATCCACAGGATTCAGAGCTTCAAAACATCACAGATGAGATACAAGCACTCATTAATACTACTATCTACAAGTTACGCTATCTCAAGTAATGGCAACAATCCCCAAGTCTACTAAGTGTCAGTTCTTGGGGTGTCGTGAGGAACGCTCACGCTATAACAGCTACTGCCTTACACATGGGGGCAAGAACACCCTAACCATTACCAAGCAACGGGCTGAGAATAACGCCATGTATCAAACGGCTTACTGGCGGGCACAGCGTAAACGACAGCTATCTATACACCCACTATGCGCATCATGTATCACTAAAGGCATAGTAACTCAGGCTCATCACGTAGACCACGTCTTCCCTTGGACAGCCATAGGTGAGCACGCCTTTACAGCTAATATCTACCAATCCCTATGCGCACCATGTCATAGTGATAAAACCTATTGGGAACAGCAAGGGATAGTCAAGCACTATGGTTATAACGACTATAAGATTGAAGACTATGCACGAGTAGTCAAATCTTTGATATAGCGCCAAGCATCAAAAAATCCCAAAAAATTTAGAAACTTAAAAATTTTCGAATGTTTTATAAAGCAAGCCCGCCCTATAACTTTGTGTATATAGAGTTGAGGGGGTGGGGGTATCACGTTCGCATGGGGGAATTCCCACGCACAGTAGTTTCACGTGAAACATAGGGCGTGTTCGGGCTAAGGCTGGAAACGCTGGTGCAACATGGGGTTACTCGATTGAAGCGTTTACAATGGTTCAGAACAATGACCAGTTAGCGCTGGCGCAAAACAAAACTTTACAGTAGAATAATTCTTATGAACAAATTGCCACCTGAATTACACGTAGTCAACGGCTCAAAGGGACAGAACCAAGGCGTTGAGTTACCCAAATCCATTAAAGCCCGTATCCCAAAAGCTGAATGGCTCGATAACCCCGACGCATGGGACAAGGACAAGTTCGTTGAAGAAACGGCTGAGTTTCTATTTAAAGTTTATGGCATTGGTAATAACCAAGACAAGCACACGCTGGGTTTCTTAGCAGACCAAATCGACATATACGTAGAGGCTACCAAAATGACACCAAAAGGTGCATTGGTAATTAAGCAAAATGGCGGTAAAACAATGGGTCCTAACCCGTTTTTAACCATCAAATACAATGCGCTGAGAAGCATTATTCAATTAATGAACGAGTTAGGGCTAACCCCTAGAAGTCGACTTAACTCAGGCGCTCAAGAAGAAGACAGTCCAGTATCTAAATTCCTTAGAGGTCCTAAAGGGTGAATTGGCAAGACGGTGTTAAATACGCAAGCCAAGTAGCTAAAGGCGAAATTAACGTTTGCGCAAATGTGCGCTTGGCGTGCCAGCGGTTTCTTGACCAAATGGAAAACAAAGAATGGGAATGGTATTTTGACCCTGACTATGTTGACCACGTATTAAGTTTTGCGGAATCGTTAAAACATACAAAAGGTCCACAAGCGGGCGAAGCCATAGTTCTTGAGCCGTTTCAGATATTACTAATCTGCGCAATATATGGCTTTAGGCAAAAAAAAGACCACGGACACCGCATGGTGTCAGACGTAATTGTGTTCATTCCACGTAAAGCTGGTAAGTCAACACTAACTGCCGTGATTGCTCTTTATGAGTTAATATGTGGCGAAGCTGGTGCTGAGGTGTTTACTTTGGCAACAAGCCGTGAACAAGCGTCAATCGTATTTGATGCGGCACGAGGCTTTGTCGAAAATATGCCGACAGACCTAAAAAACCTATTTAACGTATCAAAGTATCAAATTGGCAAAGCTGGTGACAGTCAATCTATGTTCAAGGCTTTAAGCCGTGATACGAAAAAGACTGGTGACGGTAAAAACCCGTCATGCGCAATTATCGACGAGGCGGCACAGATTACAGACCGTAACTCAATCGAAGTTTTGCATTCAGGTATGGTTGCTCGTAAAAACCCGTTGAGAATTTACATTACGACAGCCAGCTTTACTAAAGACACCAAGTTCTATGAAGATATGCAAATGGTCGAGAATATGTTGCACGGCACAGCAAACGACAATCCAAGATGGTTCGGTTTGCTTTATGGCTTAGATTTACAAGACGACTGGCAAAACCCTGAAGTGTGGCAAAAAGCTAACCCAATGCACGGAATCTCAGTATTTGATAACGCCATCATACAGCGTGCTGAAGAAGCTAAGAATAAGCCTGCCGCACTTAACGAGTTTCTTTGTAAAACCCTAAACGTTTACGTATCAGCTAATAGCGCATGGTTAGACAGGGTTTACTGGGACGACCCAGCGTGCCGTATTATCAAGCGAGCCGACGAACCTGAAGCTGTATTTATTGGATTCGACTTAGCCAGCACACGGGACTTAAATGCGGTATGCACACTCAAAAGATACGCAGAGGACGACTTTGAAGCTAAGTGGAAATTCTTTTTACCCGAACAAGGCTTGGAGTTTGTGCCAAAACACTACTTATCCATATTTGACGAAGCCCGTAAGAGTGGAATATTGCATTTAACTCAAGGCAACGTCATTGACCACAGGGAAATCACGGATTACATACTAAGCGAAGCCAAACAATACGATATGCTCAAAGAAGTGGGTTATGACGCTTACAATGCCGCATCTATTGTTGCTGAATTGTATGATTCAGGCTTACCCGTTAAAAAAGTGGGTCAAGGTATGGCGGTATTGAACAATCCATCTAAACAAGTTGAGAAATTGGTGCTAAATCACAAAATTAAGCACGACGGCAACCCATTCGTGTCATGGCAACTAGGTAACTGCGAAGTCTACGAAGATGTAAACGGCAATATTAAGATTAGAAAGAACGAAGCGGACAAATCTGCTAAGGTCGACGGCATTATTGCCATGATTATTGCTATGCACTGTTCTTTAGATAACCCTTTTGTTAGTTCTAGCTTTGGTTTCCGCACTTTTTAGTGTAATATGAACCAAATTCGGGGGAAAACATGGGCATACTAGACATTTTTAACAAAAAAGAACCAAAAACGACCAAAAACGAGGTGGTTACAAACGAATCTAACACCATGTTCGGGCAAACCCAGCTTGGTAATAACGTCGTATATCAGGGTCAAGCTGGTAAGCAAACGGTTTCCCAACAACTACTATACGTAACAACTTCTAGCGCAACAACGGCTGGCAGACCAGTCGATATGACTATGCTTTCCCGTAACTCAACGGTTATGGCGTGCGTAGGAGTAAAAGCTAGGACATTGGCACAGTTACCTAAGTGCGTATATTACAAAACTGACGACGGTGAGTTCGTTGAAGCGCTGAAAGCCCCGAATGTCGGTAAGCGTGACAAAGATAGAGCAAGACAAGTGCAAAACTTGCTTTATAACCCTAATAATTTTCAATCAAGCTACGAATTTTGGTATCAATGGTCAATGTGGCTTGATTTAGCTGGCGAAACCTTCACGCTTTGGTGGAGAGAAAATCCAAAAGACGCAATCTCTGTTCCACTAGAGATGTATAACCTAGATTCATCATTAATGACGTGCCAGCTTACGCCAAGCCGTTATCCTAAGTATGTTTTAAGCACACCAAGCTACGGATTCAATAAAGACGAGCCATTATCTGCGCATCAAGTGATGCACATCATGGAAGCCGCATGGCAAGGCTCTGCTGGCTTTAACAAAGGCATCTTAGCAACAGAATTGGTTGCGCTAGACCAAGATATTGACCTATACGCAAACTTTATTATGCAAAACGGTGCAAAGCCGTCAGGTATGTTTGTTACAGACCAAATCTTGCCTGATGCCAAGTATAAAGAGCTTGCCGCACGTATTAAAGAAGCATGGTCAAGCATGGTTGGTTCAAGAACGACCGATTTAAGCAAAGCTGGGCAAGGTATGTTGCTAGAGGGTAGCATGAAGTATGAGCCAATTGATATGCTGACTTTACAAGACGCTGATTGTGCCGCACTTAAAGAGCAAACCATGAAACGTATTTGTGGATTGTTTGGCGTGCCACCTCAAATGATTTCAGTAGGCGAAGGTAAATTTAACAACACGCAAACTATGCTGGACGAGTTCCATAAGACCACAATGTATCCTTTGGTAATCAACATTGAGCAAAAATTGAACAATCACTTGCTCAAAGGTTATCCAAACTTGTGCGTAAGGTTTGACACTAAAGAGTTTCTTAAGGGTGCGGCACTTGACCAAATGAATTTTGTTACAGCGGGCGTTTCTGCTGGCATCATTACGCCAAACGAGGCTCGCCAGTATTTAAATATGGCAAAGATTGACGGCGCAGATGAATTGGGTGCAAAATCACAGGTAGCTGACCCAATTGCTGGTAGCTCTCCGCAAGATACTGGCGGTGGCGGTGGTAATCAAACCAAAAAAATGAATATCGGAACAAAATAATGTTACTTTTTGATAAACTTGCTTTATACTTCTTGCGAAAGCAAGTGAAAACAAAAGACATTAATCTACCCGAACCAACACGGGGTAGACCCCCAAAAATACAAGATATGCGTCAAGATATTCAAACAGGGGCTATTAATGAAAAATCTACACCTAAAGTGCGAAGCAAAACTGAGCGTAAGCCAAGGCTTAAACGAGAGCCAAACTCCAACTGGGAAGATTGAAGCTAAAGTTACGACATGGGGCGCACGTGAAGGCGCTGACGGTCGTAAATTTAACTATCAACCTGAAGGTTTTGCTGATTGGGCAAAAGAGTTTATGGAAGCTGACAGACCTTTGCCAATGTATCTAAATCATAACGATATGGGTATGCCAATTGGCGAATGGAACGAGTTTATGTTCGAAGATGATGGTATGAGCGCAAAAGGTCGCTTATTCCTAAACACTTCAGACGGTCGTGACGTGTATAACGTTCTAAAAGAATCTCCTAATCTATTTGGCGGTGTATCAGTAGGCGCCTATGCCGAAGAATACGCTATGGTAGATGAGGCTGGCGTGCCTTTAGAAGACCCTACTGAAGACGGCTATTTCCAAATCACAAAAGGCGGACTAATGGAAGTGTCAGTAGTCATGCACCCAAACAACGAACAAGCAAGCATCAATGCGCTAGAGTGCGTAACAGCAGATGGCACAGTTGACTTGAGAGCATTAGAAAAATCCTTGAGAGAGTCAGGGGTATCTAAACAGAATGCGGTCACTGCCGCTTCTGTATTCAAAAAGGTAATGGAACAGCGAGATGCCGTTCAGAAGCCTATTGAAAAAGCGCCGATTCAGAGCGATTCTGATGCGGAAGTGACCGAAGCCGATGAGTTACTCAAAGCTTTACAGCTACGTGAGTTAACCAAGGCACTCCAAAAACGTGTTAAATAAGGACACATTATGTCAATCGAAAAAGTGCTAGAACAAGTAGACGCAATCGAAGCTAAACAAGATGCAAAGATTGCAGAAGCTAAATCAGCAGTTGAAGCAGTAATCTCTGAAAAAGTAGACGCTGTTAAAACTGAAACTCAAGAAAAACTTGCCGCAATTGAAGCTAAGTTGAGCGAAATCGGTGCTACACCGACAGTTAAGACTTACAAAACAATTTCAGCAGAAGTAAACCGTTCTGTAAAAGAACAAATCCGTGATTTCTACAAATCAGGCTCTAAGCTAGAAAAAGAAATCAAAATGTTTGCTGACGAAGGTCACTATGACGCATACATGAAAGAAGCGTCAACATTGACTGGTTCAGGCGCTGGTATTGGTGGTCGTACAGCTTATGACCCAGTATTTACACCATTGCGTTTGTTAAACCCGTTGCGTGGCGTATCACGTCAATTAGCCACAGACGGTTCAACATACCAGTTCCGTGCTAAGACTGGCAACGCAGGCGCTGCATGGGGCTACGCAATCCAGAACAACGGTTCAGCAACAACAGAAGCCACGAACATTTGGCAATTGACTTTGCAAGACCTTAACGTTCAGTTCCCAATCAGAACAGCCGCATTGGACGACATTGACGGTTTAGAAGCTAACGTAGTAAGCGATATGCTTGCTGAGTTCTCTCAGTCAGAAGCTCTTTCAATGATTCAGAACAACGACCAAGGCTCAACAAGCTTGCCATACGGCGGTTCTAACGGCTTGCGTGGTTTGAATCAATACGGTGGCGTTAACAGCACTTATACTGGTGGCACAACTTCTGCATCAGCATTTGGCTCAAGCGGTACTGGTTCAACAAGCGGTTTGCACTCAATTGCTACATACGACCAGTTAACCACTAACGGTAACGCTCTTACAAACAACGTAACTTTCCAAGACATCGTAAACTTTGTTTACGCTTTGCCACAGCAGTATTGGACACCGACAGCCAAAATCATGGTTGGTCCAACAATGCTTGCCGCAATCCGTGGCTTAGTTGACGAAAACGGTACGCCAGTATTTGAGCGTATGGGTCCGTTGGAAGTAGACGGTATTGTAGGTCGTATGCTTGGTTTTGACGTTGTAGTTAACAAATACTTAGACGTTCCAGCAGTTGCTTCAGAATCTGCTGGCACAGACGACTTGTTCCCTATGTATTTTGCTGACTGGCAACGCAGTCATAGCATCGTGGACAGATTGAACATGATTCTACGTCGCTACGACCAAACAGCACCCGGCTTCATTACATTCTTCGGTGAGAAGCGTCTTGCAACTTCAGTAGTTGACCCATTCGCAATGGTTCGCTATCGTTCTACTGCAACTGCAGACAACAGCTAAACAAGGTAGGGGGCGAAAGCCCCCGCCTTTTAACCTAAACGGAATTAAAATATGAGCGCCAATCTAATACTTGAAGCAGTAAAAACAGCCGTGCAAGAAGGCAAGGCAATAGTTAACCTTAATGAAGCCAGCACACTTACAGGTTCAGGTAGTGGGGTTGGTGGTCGTGTTATTTACGACGATTCATTTGCGGCACTAAGATACGCAAACCCATTACGTCGTGGAAGTCGAATTATTAGCACAATTGGTTCAGACCAAGCCTTTGTTGTGAAGACTGGTAACGCCACACTAATTCAAAGCGGTAGCAACAATCCTTGGGGCTATCCAATCAATTCAAATACTGGTTCTCCTGATATTGCAACATCATTTTGGCAATTGCCAGTTCGTTGTTTAAATGCAACAGTTCCAGTAAGAACAGCAGTATTGTCAGACATTAATGCACTAGCCGAAACAATTGCTATGGACTTATCGCTTGAGTTTTCACAGCAAGAGGCGTTGTCAATGATGTTCAACAACGACCAATCAGGTTCAACAACTGTAAACTTTGGCGCAACGCAAGGTTTGCGTGGTTTAAATAGCTATGCTGGCTCTACATCTGCCGCATCTTTTGGAACAAACGGTTCAGCAATTACTAACGGTTTGCACACAGTTTTACAGGTAGCTCAAGCATCAAATACAGCAGTTGCTTACGATGATTTAGCTAACTTAATGGGCGCTTTGCCAGCCCAGTATAAAAAACAGCCTACAACAGCGTGGATGATGCACCCAAGCACAGTTCAAGCTTTACGTAAGCTAAAGGCTTCTTCATCTGCAAACAATTTCCTAGAAGTTGGTGATGATGATGGTGGTGCAGTTGTAAATATTTTTGGCACACCAGTAATTGAAAACCCATACATGGACGTAACAGGCGCTGGTAAATATCCAGTATATTTAGCTGAGTGGCAAAAATTCTTTACCATTGCAGACCGTCAAGAAATGTCAATTCAGATGATTGAGCAAGCGCAAGTAGGCTTTATGACATTCTTTGGTGAAAAGCGTGTAGCATCTACTATCCGTGACGTTTTTGCGGGTGTTCGTTTAGTTGGTCCAGCCTAATAGGGTGACTTATGTCGAATGGCATTGAAACGCAAGGGTATTTGGCGAATAGCCGTAACCCTTACAGTTACGAAAAGGTAGAACAGTTAAACCGTGATATTCAGACTAACTGGCTTACTTTAGACGAGATTACGCAACAGCTTAACTTGTTCGAAGATGAAAGTCAGGACGGCTATCTAAGCGGTTTAGAGGTTGCAACCCGTATGGCTATCGAAGATTACTTGGGTATGTCTATTTTCCCAATTACTTGGAAGGCTTATTACGGCAACAGCAACGTAACTGGCACGCAGATATGCCTAGACTTGCCTGAGATTACTCAGAACAGTCAATACAACTCAAACGGCGTAATTATTAACTCCGTAACGTATTACAACGGTAACACCCCACCCGTTTTGACTACTTTGGCAAGCTCACAATACTATTACGACCCGACAGGCAACAAAGTTATTTGCACTAGCTTGCCGTCAGACGTAAACAACATTATGAGTAACCCAATCATGGTTACATACACTACTGGCGCTAACTTTTACGCACAGTACCCAGTAATCAAACAGGCTGGCTTGTTATTGCTTACGCATTTGTATAACAATCGTTCAAACACTACACGGGAAAAGCTGAACGAGTTGCCTTTTGGCGTAACTCAATTGCTTAGACCTTACAAACCATTGGTGATGTAATGGCAATCGCACGGTATGAGAATGCAACAATCAACGAGGTAACAAACGGCGTAGACAGTTTTGGTCAATACACTACCAACATTGCGCCATTGTTTACTAGCCGTGCTTTAGTTATGGACGTGCGTAACAGCTTAAGAATTTCTGAAAAATACCGTGTATATCAGGATTTAGTAAACCTAACGTTTAACTATACGCCTAACATTAAAAAGATTGTCGACGACCAAGAAAAATACAGTATTACGTGGCGCAACAAACAATGGCGTGTATCAGACGTAATAGAATCAGACGACCGTATGAGAATTACGCTTTTGTGCTATTTTGCTAACCCGACTGCGCCAGTATGACAACTCAAAACAATCCTTCGGTATACGCACAAGCCATACAGTATCAATTGGCAAGCATTATGTCGCCAGTTCCCGTATACGCCAACTTTAATAGGAATTACGCAACACAGCCTAAATTTATAACGTGGCAGTTACGTAACATACACCAGCCCGTCTATACAGGGCAAACGCAGTCAAATAAAGGTATTGACCGTCCGATATTTCAAATCAGCATATTTGCCAAAGAAATGTCAGATGCTTTCAATATGTCAAACAGTATATTACAATCGTTACATGGCTATTCAGGCACGCTGGGTAATCCAGCAACAACTGGGTTTTTTGTAGCCAAGGCAGATGTAGTATGGCAATACAATAGTTACGACAATGACTTAGGTTTGCATCAAGTGTTCCTAGATTGCACTCTTGATGTGCCAGCATAAGATAAGATTCATTAACTTACTTTTAAACGAGGTTTAAAAATGGCACTAATTAATAAGGTACTTCCAGGGTACGTTGCAACCCTTTGGATGCAAGATGATGTAACCCCAACTGCTTTTACTGATTCTCAGTTAGGCACATGGTCAAACGTTGAAACTTTAATTGGCACATCTGCTGGCGGTACAGGCACAGCTGGTATGCAAGTTCCAGTCGAGGCAATCCCAGCTTTTGGTGCAGACGACGCTTCTGCAACATACTCAATCGCTGGCGCACGTACTGGCGCTAAGATTACAACTCAAAACCAAGTTACTTCACTAAATATCACTGCGGCATGGAATCCTTCCGATACAGCATTGTTGCAAATCCGTGAAGACGGCTACAACGGCGCTACTATCCGCACATATACTATTGCAGTTTATGATGGTTCAGATACTGTTGCCTATTCATTTAATGCACGTGTAGGTGGCTTGCAATGGGATATGTCACCATCTGCTGAGGGCAAGTTTACTTTTGTATTGCACCCAGTAGGCGGTAACTCATACGGCTGGTCAAACAGCTAACAGGGAAGCCCCTTCGGGGGCTTTTTTATATATGACAATACAAAACAATTCAGACGACTTATTCACATATTTAGTGTTGCAACAGAGTTCGGGCGCAAAAAATTGGTTCGGGTTTACCCAGCAACGTATTACTGGCATCTATTTAGCTTACGAAATAGCTAAAAACCACGCCGACAAATTTACACCCGAAGAATGTGCGGACTATGCTTTGAGGCTGAATAATGCAGTCTACAATAAATTAGTCAAGGGTGAGAATGGCGACAAATAACAGAGAAGTCCTAAACGTCCAGTATCGGACGACGGGATTCGACGCATTAGAAGAAGCGCTTAAGCAATTGGGCGACGACTTTGGCTACGGCGTAGGCGCTAAGAAAGTGCTTGTGCCAGCGGTAAGAGAAGCCATGCGCCCGTGTTTAACTACGGCTAGGGCGTTTATATTGTCAGGTCCATATAACGAGCAAAACACCACGTCCAAGCACATGGTTGACACTCTTAAACTGCACGCTAGACAGCCAAACAGCAAAGACAAGAAATCATCATATATAGACATGGACGACGTAGCTATGGCTATGGTATCGGTATATACTGACGACCGTGGTATGTCACAAGAGTTCGGAAACGCTAGAGTCCCAGCACAGCCGTATTTGCGTAGGTCGCTAGAGTTTTCAGCAAGTGCTTGTATCGACCAATTGGAAATGATATTAGGCAGAAAAATACAAGAGTATCGAGCAAAACAAACAAAGGATAAAACATGAGCTTTGCACAATCATTAAAAATTAATGCTGATAGCGTACGTATACGCTCTTTTGACTTTAATGGTCAAACAATTAGGGTAAGAGTTCCCCTAACAGTAGAGGCGGACGCCCTATATGAAAAGATTAAAGAACCATCTGCCGAGCTTGTCAAGCAAAAATACGAAGAATTATCTAAGCCATTATTGGAAAAACGTAAAGAAATTGAAAAAGCAGATAGCGAAATCAAGTATTTGGCAGATGATATTGTGCTTGCTGGCACGTCAATTAAGGAATTGGCTAAGTCACAAGCCGAGGGCGAAACCCGTATTTTGGAAACATTTAGGCTTTTAGTCCCAGCAGACGGCAAAGATATGTCGACTTTGACATACAAAGAAATTAATGCGGACTTGCCTTTGCCTATCCAGCTTGAATTGGTTAAAAAGATTTCTGAGGTTATTAGTCCAAATTACGAGGAAAGCCGAAAAAACTAATAGGCTCCGTACGTAATCAAGTTAGAGCTTACATGATTGCGCACGGGGCAGACCCTGACAATTTAGACGAACAAACGTTTAGGGAGATATGCGTAATGTATTCCGACGGGGTAATTGGCAACGGTTTAGTAATTGAAACGCTAGGCAATTTGACTGCTGGCGTATACAATTACATGAGGTCAAGTAGCTCGCAAGCGTATACCCTGAAAAACATTATCGGTCGGTCGTATGAGTACCTTTACCCGCCACAAGACACTACAAAATCAGTAAACGAATCTTTACTGGCTTATGTCAGTCAAGCTAAAGGATTTAACCCGAACAGGTTTAAGGTGAAATAATGGCTCAAAGTATTCTTGCACGGCTAGGCGTTGTAATGACTGTAAACTCTGCGGAGTTTAAAAAGGGACTGGACGACGCAACCCGTGAATCAAAAGCTTTTCAGGCAGAGCTAAAACGTCAGAATAACGAATCAAAAAAGTTTGCGGCAGACGTTGGCTCGGCTTTTACTAAAATTGGCACGGTAGTAGCTATTGCTGGTGCGGCAATTTATAAGGCTTTTTCTTACGCAGACCAAATTAAAGATACAGCAGATGCGCTAGATATGACCGTTGGTTCATTAATGCGTATGCAAGTGGCATTTGAAGGCGCTGGTGGTGAAGCCGACAAGATGGGCGCTTTGCTTAATAAGCTAAACATTAACCAAGATAAAGCAAAAGAAGGTGCGGATAACGTCCGTGAAGCGTTTGACCGATTGGGTATTGCTGGCGGTGAGGTCGAAAACCTTGCAATTGATAAGCTGTTCGAAAGGGTAGCGTTTGAATTATCAAAAATAGATGAACCAGCAAAACGTAACGCTTTAGCATTTGAGATTTTAGGAAAAGCCGCACGTGGCACAAACTGGAAAGCATATTGGGAAGATTACAGTAAGGGAGAAAATGCAAGCAAAAACGTTTCTGAAGCCTTAGAAGCTGGCGCTCAAGCATGGGATAACTTAAAGCGTGCTGGCACTATGGCTTTAAACGCTATCTTAGTTCTAGCCAAGCCATTAGCTGATTTAATTAACGGATTTGCCGAAGCGGTAAGTCGCAATAAAGAAGCTGGCAGAACGGATACATATACGCCAGCTTTTAACCAAGCAAAAGGCGAATTAGAAAAGCGTGATGATTATCTAAAATCTAGCCTAAAAGTCCGTCGTGAAATGCTTGAATTAAGAATTAAAGAAATTCAAGCAGAAAAAGAAATGGCTAAGGCAACTGGTAGCGGAACAACTGGGGCAAGTGGAACAGGCGGTGGATATAAAAATGCCAGCACAAAAGACCAAGGCGCCATACGTGAACGTGCCGCATTATCTGAGGCTTTTAAAATACGAGTAGAGCAGTTAAGCACCGTTGGCAAACAAATTGCAAGAGAAACTGAATTGATTGGTTTAAACGAGCAAGAAGCCGAGCGCAAAAAACTACGTTGGGCGTTTGAAGATGAAAACTTAAAAATGCAACTTGACCTACAAAAGCAAATTGAGCTAGAAAAAGCCAAGGGTAAAGATGCGGATTTAACTAAAATTCAAATGCTTAAAGACCAAGCAGTTGCTTACGGCGTTTTAATTGACATGGCTAAAACTGCAACAGAAGCAGAATTAAGAGATAAAGAAGCAAAAATCCGCACACAGCAAATTCTTACCAATACTGAGCGTCAAGGCTTGGACCAAATGGTAAATAATTTTCAAGTGCTAGGGCAACAAAGTCGCAAAGCTTTTGCCGCATGGAAAGCGTTTAGTATTGTCCAAACTATTATTGATACATACTCAGGTGCGCAAAAAGCCTTTACTTCTATGGCGGGCATACCAATTGTTGGTCCAGCATTAGGTATGGCAGCTGCGGCAGTCGCAATTGGCGCTGGTATGGCTAGAGTGCAAATGATACGTAGCCAGCAATATCAAGGTCGTCAACGAGGCGGTTCGATTGTTGCTAATACGCCCTATATGGTTGGTGAGGCGGGACCCGAATTAGTTATCCCGCATAAAGGCGGAACAGTTATTCCTAATAACCAGCTTTCTAGTGCAATGGGTGGTATGGGTGGCGGTGTGGTTTATAACGGACCATATATTGCGAATATGTCGGCAATTGATACCCAATCTGCTATGCAATTTTTAGCCAAAAACAAAGAAGGCGTATGGGCGGCAAACCAATCTGCTAGTCGTTCAATGCCAGCATCGAGGTCATAATGAGCTTAAACCAAATACTAGCTATTAGCGAATCTGTATCTATTTCAGACCATAGGTTTGTGGGGCAAATGCTTTCACGCAACCAGCGTATTAGCACAAGCGAAATCCTTACAGTAGTTCCGTTTGAGTTTGGGTTAAGACCAATGAGCTATTTAAGATACAGCGAAAACCGTGCGTTATTAAATAGCTTGCGCATTCCTGATAAAGCCTTGGAACAATACTTAAATTTTGGCACGACTGGCTGGAAAAGCTACATTAAATACCAAGGCACTATGACTTCAGGCGAAATAGCCGTTTCTAAATGGCAAACAACTTCCGCTAATAAAGTATTGGTGCTTGGTGACTTTCCGCTTTCAGTAACGTCAGGTGATTATGTTGTGCGCCAAGGTGATTTTTGTCAGGTTGGCAGATATTCATATATGGCAACGGCTGACGTATTAAGAGGCACAGGCTCAACGGTAGAGATTCCAGTTCATAGAAACTTAATTGACGAAGTAATAAGCCCAATTTTTGCCGTTATTGGTGAATATGGCACAACTGTTGCTATGGGCGGTGACACGTATACAGGTATTACATTCCCAGTTATTTTGCGTGACTTCCCAACGTATACAATGATTCCTATTGCAAACGACAGCTTTATACAATGGTCGGGCGAATTTAAAGCAATCGAAAGCGTGTTATGAACGTAATAGCGCCAGTCGACAATACCAATAACATTAGATACGCAGACTTTGTGCGTGTAACAACGCCGTCGGCAACTTATCGGTTTGCTACAACGCCTAGCGCATTAACTATTCCTGAAGTCGATGCGCAACCGTTTAATGCCGTTGGCACATTAATTAAATGCGGTGATGCGCAAAGGGATATTAAGTCTACGGCTAACGAAACCAGTTTTACATTGGTCGGTATTGATACGGCTATGCTGGGTTGGATTCTTAGTCAAAACGTTAAAGGTTGTCAAATTGAAGCGTGGCACGGGTTTTTCAATACAGAAGGCGAGCTAATTACAACGGGTGGCGTAGGCGGTTTGTATCAGTTTTTTAACGGGTTTATTAACTCATTCACAATTAGCGAACAATGGATGGAAGAAGCACGTTCTTTTGTGGGCGTGATTACCGTAAGCGCTTCAGCTATACAGGTTATTTTGCAAAACAGAACGGCTGGTAGATATACAAACAACAATGCGTGGCAATTCTTTAATGCTGGGGATACTAGCATGGACAGAGTGGCATTTATAACAAACGTAAACTATTTGTTTGGCAAAAAAAATTGATTAGATTAGCAACAAAATACGACAAAACACAAATTATTGAGATGATGAAATGCTTTCGTGCGGAAAGCAAGATTGAGCATTACAAAGATTTAGATAATGTTGAGTATTGGAATAAGTTACTTGACAATATATTTGCTGGCGCTGGCGTAATTTACATTGAAGATAATGTTGGGTTAATTATGGGATTGATTACCCCGACAATATGGTGCAACAAAACATTAGCATTACATGAATTGGCTTGGTGGGTAAAACCTGAGCATAGAAACGGAACGGTAGGTTACAGGCTGTTAAAAGCATACGTTGATTATGGTAAGCAATTAAAGGCAGACGGGCGCATTAAAATGTTTACCATAACCAAAATGGTTACAAGTCCCGACATTAAGTATCAGAAGTTTGGATTTAGCAAATTAGACGAGAATTGGGTGCAGTAATGAATAAGAAAATACTTGCTTTTGTAACACTTGCGACGCTTGCAACACCAGCGTTTAGTGCGGCAACCATTATTACTGCGGCAGTTATTGGTGGCTCTTTGTATGCTGGCGCTAGTATTGCGGTGGCTATTGCAATTGGTATTGTGGCATCAGCGGTTATATCAAAAGCGTTTCAAGTCCCAACTGGATACGACCCTTCAGGCGCATCATCAAACCTTGGCAACAGGCAACAAATCCCGCCAGCAACCGATAACAAATTGCCAGTAGTTTATGGTTCGGCATGGCTAGGTGGCACAGTCACAGATTTAAGTATTACGTCAGATAACCAAGTCATTTATTACGTAATGGCTTTGTGCGAGGTAACAAATACACCCAGTTCAGCGCCCGACACTATTACTTTTGGAGATGTTTACTGGGGCGGGAAAAAATGCGTATTTGATACCGTTGACGCAACTAAAGTAAACCAATTACTTGACGAATCAACTGGAGAAACAGAACAGATTGACGGCAAGATTAAAATTTATTTATACAGAAATGGCTCAAACAGCCCAGCAAACTCTGCGCAATCAGCTATATCTGTAATGCAAGATTCCAACTTAATTTATAAGTGGGACAGCACCAAACTAATGAGCAATTGTGCTTTTGCTATTGTAAGACTTGAATACAATTCCGACGCTGGCACAACAAGTTTACAGCAGACAAAATTTAAAATTAATAATAGCCGTTATCAGGTAGGCGATTGTTTTTACGACTATCTTACGAATACTCGTTACGGCTGTGCTATTCCGCTAAGTCAAATAAACAACGCAAGCCTTAGCGAATTAAACTCATACGCCAACGAAAACTTTACCTATACGACTTACAACGGCGTTACAACTACTCAGGCACGCTTTAGGTTTGACGGCGTAATAGAAACTAACCGTGTGGTTATGTCTAACTTACAAGATATGGCATCTTGTTGCGATTGCCTTATTAAATACAATGAGATTACGGCTCAATGGGGCGTAATTGTTCAAAAGCCTACGTATGACGTGGCTATGGAAATCAACGACAGCAACATGGTTTCAGCTATTAGCATTAGCCCAATTGACCTTGCTGGCTCGTATAACATTGCCGAAGTTAAGTATCCTGACAGCACGAACCAAGACGCTTTTGCATCTGCAACATACGACTTGGCACAGATTGACCCGTCTTTACTATTGCCAAACGAACCAGTAAACAAGCAGACAATTAATCTGCCATTAGTGAACAATGATGTGCGTGCGCAATATCTAGTAAACAGATTCTTAAAATCCGCTCGTGAGGATTTACAAGTCCAAGTAACTGTTAACTTTGTAGGTATTCAACTTGAGGCTGGCGACATTGTTACGGTTACTAACAGTAATTATGGCTGGGTAGATAAACCGTTTAGGGTTAACCGTGTTACCGAAAGCTTTGCTGACGACGGCGCTGTAACGGCAAAACTTAACCTTTCCGAGTTTAATGCAACCGTTTATGACGACGTGCCTATTACTCAATTTACGCCAGCGTCCAATACAGGTATTAGTAGCCCTACAACGTTTGGGACAGTCCCAGCGCCAGTAATTAGTTCTCAGCAACCTAATTCAGCTAACCCGTCATTTAACGTAAGCGTAACAACTTCTAGTGGCGGTATTAGCCAATATGCCGAAGTTTGGTATTCAGCTTTTGCCAATCCGACAGACAGCCAACGCATCTTTGCTGGCACAACTGCTATTCAATCAAGCGGAACACCTTACGCACCTAATACCGTAATACCTGACGTAACATTAAACAACATACCTTCGGGCAACTGGTATTTCTTTAGCCGTATGGTTAACAGTCTTGCTAATTCACAATTTAGCCCAGCCAGCACATTGTTTGCATGGAAACCGACAACTGCGCAATACGCACAACGTTGGTTGGTGGTCGCTTATGCGGACAGCGTTACTGGCTCAGGGTTTACAACTAACCCCCGTAACAAGTCTTACTATGGTTTAGTTAACGCAAGCACGTCTACGCCTATTAGTAACCCAGCGCTATACACATGGTATCTAGCAAACCCTACTTTTGGCACAGACAACTATTTATTATTTAATAATAGGACTGGCAGACGATTTAGTTTTGCAACTGGCACGGCTGGATACGCTGGCGGAACTGGCGCATACGTACCAACTCAAACTGATATATACGACCCGTCTACATGGTCGGCTTTACCTGACGGCACCAATTACATAGACCTAGACCGACGCACAGGACAGCTTACAGAAACTGGCACAACAACGGTCGGCACGGGTGAGATTCAAGTTAAAAACAATGCCGACGGGCGCATTGTAGCTTCTTTAGCCGCAATTCCAGCTTTGCAGTCATTGGCTGGTGGCGCTGGCACATATACGGCTACCGTAGCCAAGTTAACCATTGACATATACGGACGTGTATTAGGCTTTGAACCGCCTGACGACTTTGACTACACGACCCAGCAATTTAATGCGGCTAGCGGGCAGACCGTTTTTACAGTAACCCGTGGTTCTGATTACTTAATTAATAACTGCTTTGTATTCCAAAACGGCGTGCTTTTAGATGAATCTGACTATACGGATACGGGCGGGTCAACTGGCACAGTTACCCTAGATACTGGCGCTTTATTGGGCGACATTATTACAATTATTTCAATGAAATCAGTTAATTTAATAACGGGTGTATATAACTCATTTACACGTGAGGTCGTTTCTTTAACTGCGGCAAGCGAATATACTGCGTCAGGGTTTACGCTAGTAAGCGGTTACGAGTTACTATTCCTTAACGGCACAGTAGTTAACGACCAAGATTACGATATTGTCGGGCAGACTATTACAAACTTCCCTGACTTGGTAACTGGCGAATTAACAATTATTCAATGGTCAAACAATAACCTCAATATCCAAAACGGTAGCCCAATTAACGAGGTAACAAACTCTGTAATAGGTCAAGACACTTACCCGTTTAGCTATGTAGCCGACGCTTTGAATATCTACCAAAACGGTGTATTATTGGACTCAGACACGGACTATACTGCTGGTTTTGGCGCATATACTTTATCAAATACGCCTACGGACATTAATCAGATATTGTTGCAACAAACATTTAACAGAACGGGTGCAGTATGACGCAAGCATTTAATCTAAGTCAGGTAGCCAATAATGCTAACGCCAGCGGGCAAATAGATGCGTCTGCTGGGCTTTTTAACGCAGTCCAAGTGGCTAACGGTGGCACTGGCGCTACGACAGCTACAAACGGTAAAATAGGTTTACAAGTAATCACCTCTGCTACTGGCTCTGAAATTTTGCCAGTCGGCACAACGGCTCAACGTGACGGAACACCTCAAGCTGGTTACATACGCTTTAATAGTGACTTTACCAGCTTTGAGGGATACAATGGCTCTGCATGGGGGTCAATTGGTGCGGGCGCAAAAGGTGGTGGAAATAACCAAGTATTCTTTGAGAATGACCAAACCGTAACAAGTAATTATACAATTACAGCAAATAAAAACGCTATGAGCGCTGGTCCGATAACAGTAGACACGGGCGTTACGGTAACTATACCGACTGATTGTAATTGGATTATTGTATAAAGGATAAATTATGGCTGGCAGAATAACGATTAGTACGCTAAATAACGATACAGGCGTATTAGCTACTCAAAATGGCATGAGTGGTATTGCTAAAGCATGGGCAAATTTTGGTTGGGTATCTAGTGCGGTTACAGTAAGGGCATCGTTTAATGTTAGTTCTGTAACAAGATTATCGTCACAAAATTATCAAGTCTCATTTACAACTGCAATGGGTACTGCAAATTATTGTGCAGTTGCAAATGGCGGAACAATTAGTAATGGTGACTTAGAATCATTTGCTACATCTGATTATCTTAGTACAAGTGTTGTTGTAAAAGGTGCAAAACAGGTTGGGCAAGGTGGCGAAGATGTTGCAATTTACAATGTTATTGTAATGTTATAAAGGAATAAACCATGTCAACATTAGTAGCACAAACAATATCTAACGGAACGGTTAGCACACCTTCAGCCAATGTTATTAACGGTTCAGCAAAGGCATGGGTAAACTTTAACGGTGTATCAACTGCAACTGTTCGTGCTTCTTATAATGTAAGTTCAGTAACTAGAAGTTCATCAGGGTTGTATGTTGTAAACTTTACAAACGCATTTACTGATGCTAACTATGCAACAACTGTTGGGGCATCAAACAATACTACTGCTGATAGTTCATGGCCTGTACCAAAAGTTTTAACCCAAACAACAAGTTCAGCAACAATTAGTACGCCTACATTCAGTAACTCAGGACTTGATTGCGTATATGTTGCAATCGCTTGTTTTAGATAATCAGGAGAATTAAATCATGCAAGTAATTATTTTTACAAACGACAACGGTGGCGTAGCTACCACAATACCAACGGGCGAAATCAGCATTGATGCTGTATTAGAAAAAGATGTACCTAAAGGGCGTGGCGCAAGAATTGTTAATTACACCGATTTACCATTAGCGTATAACGATTTTTACGATGCTTGGGAAATGACCGACACGACTGTTCAAGTAAACATGGACAAAGCTAAAGAATTGACCAAGACTAGATTGCGCAATGAACGCACACCATTGTTACAAGCGCAAGATGTAGCGTTTCAGCGTGCATTAGAAGAAGGTGCAGATACAACTGCTATTGTTGCTGAGAAACAGCGTTTGCGTGATATTACCTTATTGCCTGATTCTGCAACTACTCTTGAAGAATTACGCAGTCTTAAAGCAGAGGTGTAATTATGCCATTAGTCCTTAACGGTACAACAGGCGTACAAGATAACTCAGGTGCATTTGTTGCTGGCACGGTAGTTAATTCTACAAGCGAAACAAGTATTAATTTTACTGGTATCCCTAGCTGGGTTAAAAGAATTACTGTTCAATTTGCTGGTGTTTCTACGAGTGGAACATCAATCATACAAGTTCAACTTGGTGATTCAGGCGGTATTGAAACAAGCGGATATATTGGTTCAACTACACGAATAGACGGAGTTATTGCTTATACCACTTATTCTGCTGGCTACCTAATGGGAAACCAAGCAATAGTAGCGACTACTGCATATAGTGGACAATGGGTAATTACGAACATTACTGGAAACACTTGGGTGGAAAATCACATGATTACTGAAATTGGCGATGCTACTAGTGTTGGCGGTGGATACAAAGCATTATCAGATACATTAACACAACTCCGTATTACTACAGTAAACGGCACGGATACTTTTGATGCTGGCTCAATAAATATCCTTTACGAATAATAAAAACGTTGTAAAATACATAAAACAAAATAAGACATGATGCGTTGCCCGTGAGTGCATGGGCAATTTAACCAAGAATTAGGGGCTATCATGGCAGTATTTAACAAAAACACGCTTACCCAAGTAAGTGGGTTTGACAATCCAATTATTGCTGGCGAATTAGTTTACGACCAAGCAACATTTTGGAATATTACTTTAACGGCAGAAGACGGCACTAGCGCAGTAAATTTAACTGGCGCTACTATTGACGCACAAATTGTTCGCCGAACACTTACCAATGTCCAAGATACTCGCTACGGCTTGAGTTTTGACGTTGGCAATTACACTCCTACACCTACGGCTATCCCTTTAACCATTACAAACCGTAACAATACGGCGGGTTCTTTTACTTTGGTAATTGACGATTCATCATGGGGATTGGTTGATTCTGATACTCAATTGGCAATCAATTCAGTAGATGGTGCTGGATTTTCAGGTCGCATCAAGATAAGTTTTCCAGCGGTAAGTTCTACGCCAGCGGAAGACAACATTATCTTTTTACTATTTTTAGTACGTTCTGACGGCATTGTAAAAGTTTAAGGGGATTTTTATGGCGCAAATGACCGTAAGCACAGTTCCTAGTAATACCACAGTTACAGTACAAGATTCTAATAACATTACAGCCAATATACAGGGCGGTAATGAAATTAACGTTACCGTAGTCCCAACACCTAGACAGGTTGTGCAAATTAATCGTGGTGTGCAAGGTCCCAGCGGAAACGACAACATTGGCGGGTATCCAGTCGCATTAAATGGCGTACCAAATAACTTTGATGCTCTTATGTTTAATACGGGAGCTTGGACAAACATACCTCAAGTAGAAATTACTGACGGTGGCAACTTTTAATTAGGAATAAATCATGGCAAATACAATACGCATCAAAAGACGTGCCGCTGGCGGTGGTGCTGGCGCACCAACTTCACTTGAGAACGCAGAATTAGCGTTTAACGAAGATACTAATGTTCTGTATTACGGAACAGGTACTGGCGGGGCTGGTGGTTCGGCTACCAGTATTATCCCTATTGCTGGCTCAGGCGCTTTTGTAGACACCACTACAACGCAAACCATTGGTGGCACTAAGACATTTAGCAACACAATTACTGGCTCTGTATCAGGTAACGCTGGCACAGCTACGGCATTACAAACTTCTCGCAATATCGCATTGTCAGGCGACGCAACAGGAACGGCATCTTTTAACGGTACAGCCAATGCAACAATTAGCACAACATTGGCTACCGTAAACAGCAACGTTGGCACATTTACTAAGGTAACTGTAAACGGTAAAGGCTTAGTGACTGCGGCTTCAAGCGCTATATTGAACGACATTGGTGCGCCAACTAGCTCATTTAGCATGGGTACTCAGTTATTAACTAACTTAGCAGACCCAGTCAGCAACCAAGATGCGGCAACCAAGGCTTACGTAGACAGCACAGCACAAGGATTAGATGTTAAAGCGTCTTGCGTAGTTGGCACAACTGCAAACATTACGCTATCAGGCACACAAACTATTGACGGCGTAGCTGTTATTGCTGGCGATAGAGTATTGGTCAAAAACCAAACAACTCAGTCAGAAAACGGTATTTACGTAGTTGCGGCGGGTGCTTGGGCACGTTCTTCTGATGCCAATACATGGACTGAATTGGTTTCAGCATTTACATTCCTAGAACAAGGCTCTACGCAAGGTGATACAGGTTGGGTTTGTACCGTTAATGCTGGTGGCACATTAGGCACAACTGCTGTAACTTGGTCACAATTTAGCGGTGCTGGCACTTATCAAGCTGGCACAGGATTAACGCTTACAGGCAATACATTTGCCTTGACTACACCAGTCGCTGTTCTTAACGGCGGTACAGGCGTAACAACAAGCACAGGCTCAGGCGCAAACGTATTAAGCACAAGCCCTACTTTAGTTACCCCTAACTTGGGAACGCCAAGTGCGGCAACATTGACTAACGCAACAGGATTGCCAGTAGCTACTGGTATCTCAGGCTTAGGCACAGGCGTAGCAACATTCTTGGCTACACCAAGCTCTGCAAACCTTGCCGCAGCTGTTACTGGCGAAACAGGCTCAGGCGCATTGGTTTTTGCAACTAGCCCAACATTAGTAACCCCAGCATTGGGAACACCAAGCTCAGGCACATTGACTAGCTGTACGGGTTTACCGTTAACAACTGGCGTTACTGGCACATTACCAGTAGGCAATGGCGGAACAGGCGCTACAACTTTAACTGGTTACGTTAAGGGCAACGGTACATCTGCCATGACAGCAAGCTCTACTATTCCTAATACGGATATTAGTGGTTTAGGCACAATGTCTACTCAAAACGCTAACAACGTTGCAATCACGGGTGGTTCAATTACTAACTTGACTACTTTTGACGGCATTACAATTGACGGCGGCACATATTAATTAACTACCCCGCTATATAGCGAGAAAGGGTTGCCCTATGGCAAATAAAATTATCCTAAAAAAGACCTCAACGGCATCAAAAGTGCCGTTGTCCACCGATTTAGAAGTCGGTGAAATAGCCGTTAACTTAGCAGACCAAAAGCTATACAGCAAAAACGCTGGTGGCACGGTTATTTTGGTTGGTTCGGGTTTAGGCGGTACTGGTGACGTTGTTGGACCATCATCTGCCACAGATAATGCCCTTGCTCGTTTTGACACTACAACGGGTAAATTAATACAAAACGGTGTTGTTACGCAAGACGACAATGGAACGCTTGCTAATGTTAACGCTATCAGTTTAGATACGACCCCTACCAGCGCACCTACAACTGCTGGCTCTATCTATTGGGATAGTGGCAATCAAACGCCTACGGTTGTAATTAACGCTAATACTGACTTGCAATTAGGTCAAGAAAACATTGCGCTTGTATATAACGGAACAGGCGTAACAATTGCCAAAGGGTCGGTTGTTGCTGTATCAGGTGCTCAAGGTCAACGTCCTAGCGTAGTCCTTGCTGATGCGGACAGCGAACCATTGAGTGCGGCAACTTTAGGTATTGCAACAGAAGCTATTGCTAACGGCGCTGAAGGTTTTGTTTGCACTTTTGGCTTGGTTAGGGGCGTAAATACTTCAGCTTTTACTGCTGGCGCACCTATTTATTTGTCACAAACAGCGGGCGCTTTTACAGCTACTCGCCCAAGCGCCCCAGCGCACACGGTAGCACTAGGTTACGTAATTAGCATTAACGCCTCAAGTGGCGAATTATTTGTAAACATTAATAACGGCTGGGAATTAGACGAGCTACATAACGTATTAATTACAAGTGCCGCATCAGGCAACACATTAATTTATAATGCTGTTGCTGGCGTATGGGAAAACGCTAATTTAACTGCTGGAACAGGTATTTCTGTAACCAACGGCGCTGGCTCAATTACGGTTGCCAATACTGGTGTTACATCATTTAACGCTGGTACAACTGGATTAACGCCCAGCACAGCAACAACTGGCGCTGTTACATTAGCTGGCACGTTGGCTATTGCTAACGGCGGTACTGGGCAAACAACTCGTCAAAATGCTATGGACGCATTGGCTGGCGCTGTTACTAGCGGGCAATATCTACGTGGTAACGGCACAGACGTTGTTATGTCTGCTATACAAGCTGGTGACGTTCCGACGTTAAATCAAAACACTACGGGTAGTGCGGCAACATTAACAACTGGGCGCACAATTGCTATTACTGGCGATTTAACTTATACCAGCCCATCATTTAACGGTTCAGCAAACGTAACTGCGGCTGGAACATTAGCCACAGTTAACTCTAACGTAGGTTCTTTTGGCTCGTCTACGGCTATACCAGTCGTAACAGTCAACGCAAAAGGTTTAGTAACTGCTGTATCTACGGCTACCGTTGCTGGCGGGCAGTATTTTGGCTCTGCGGCAGTTAAAGCTATTGCGTATAACGCACAAACAATCGGCGAAAACGTTACTGTCACTACTGGCAACAACGGTTTATCCGCTGGTCCTATAACAATCTCTACTGGTTTTACTGTAACGGTACAAACTGGCGCTAATTGGGTGATAGTGTAATGGAACAGTCTGCTTTAAATTGGGTTTTTGGGGTTGCTAATATCATTTTAGGTGCGGCGCTTAAATGGATTTATGATGCGCACCGTGATTTGCGTAAAGCAGATGAAAAACTTACTGAAAAAGTAAACAAAATTGAGGTCGTTGTTGCTGGCGAATATGTAAAACGTGACGATTTTGATAAGGTTGCGGACGTAATATTTGCTAAATTGGATAAGATTTCCGAAAAACTAGACAAAAAAGCGGACAAGTGAAAGATTTATTACCGCAAATACTTGCATACGTTTCAAGCCCATTTAGGCTGTTTGCCATAGTAATTATGGCAATACTAACTTTTGCGGGTTATTTTGTATTGCAAAACCAAGAAATGATGTTCAGCGCATACAAAAAGTCTAAAGAATTGCCAACAATGAATTCAAACAGATACGATGATGCCGCAAACTTATTATTTAAAGGCTTAAATGCCGACATGGTGGTAGTGTTTTCAGTCAATACCATTCTTGGCACAAGGATTGTCGAGCGTGCTTATTTACCCGATAAGCGTTACAAAGAATTTGATGAGCATGACGTTGGCTTGTTCAGTAAAAATATTGCAAACAACAACGACATTATTAAATTAATGGCAGATGAAATACCTTGTTCAGAATACCCAAAAGCGCAGTCTGAAATAGGATTATGGTACAAAGCAATCGGCATTAACTACACGTGCCGCATATCTGTTTCGCCCGAAAACAATAAATTTATTGGGCAGATTACCGTTGGTTGGAAAGAAAAACCAGCAGAACCTGAAGCAATGTTACTTATTGCAAGCTCTATGTTATCAAGGAAATAATATGTTACCAGTTACAGCACTTATTGACGTTGGCATGAAAGTTTTAGATAAGTTTATTCCTGACCCTGAAGCTAAGGCAAAGGCTCAAGCCGAATTACTTAAGATGCAACAAGAAGGCCGTTTGGCTGAGTTAAATGCAGACAACATTGAAGCCCAAGAGCTTACTAAACGTATGCAAGCAGATATGTCTAGCGATTCATGGCTTAGTAAAAACATACGCCCAATGACATTAATTTTTATTTTGCTTGTATATACTATATTTGCAACTATGTCGGCTTACGGGCATAACGCCAACCAATCTTACGTAACGTTGCTTGGTCAATGGGGTATGTTAATTATGTCGTTTTACTTTGGTGGGCGCACACTTGAAAAGATTATTGACATGAAAGCTAAGAAATGAACATTTCTACAAACTTTACCCTAGAAGAAGCTACGTATAGCGAAACAGCTATTCGCCTTGAGATTAATAACCAGCCTAACGAACAGCAACTTGAAAACATGAAGGTTTCCGCACAAGGTATGGAACAAATCCGCAAACTACTGGGCAAGCCAATCCGTATTAATTCATGGCTAAGACTGCCTGACGTTAACGTTGCCGTAGGTGGTTCTAAGGTTTCTAGCCACATGGACGGCTGGGCAATTGACTTTACTTGCGCAAGCTATGGCACACCGTATGATGTTGCCAAAGCACTTAAAGATTCAGATATACAAGTAGACCAATGTATTCACGAATTTGGTCGCTGGGTTCACGTATCTTTTGCGCCTGAAATGCGCAATCAATTCCTTACAATTTTTAAACCTGAAAACAAATACAAGCAAGGTATTTTGACTGAGCAAGAATACAAGGCTTAAAACCAACTTGCCGCAATATCCCGTCTTGGAATTTTAATTGATTCTAAGGCGGGTTTTTCTTTTGGCTTTAATTGTTTGGCTTTGTATTTGCGATTAGCTTCATTTTGAGTTTGTGGTGCTGGGCGCTCTGCGCTTGTTTTGTTACCAGCTTGCCAATATGGCGATTGTTGCCCAACAGTTTGCACCCATTTAGCTACGTATATCTTTTTTTTACGTTTAAGCTCTGCTATGTAGTCGTCAATAGTCCCAAGCGAATAGCTTGTAGCCGTTGCTAATTGTCGACGATTCATTGGTTCGTGACGGATTAATTCAAGAACCCCGTCAAGTCGTGTTTGTCTTTTTTCTTTTGATTGCATAATTTTTATAGTTAGGCGGGGCAAACAGTAAGCCGTATATACAGGTTATTTAAAGTCGCCGAGCCGACTGTTGCCGTTTGCCCCTTGTTAATTGTATTACTTATCTACCACACCCGCACACCATTTTGCCATTAAAGCCTGAATGACAGCCGTATGGCATATGCATTGGACACGCCGCAGATGCGCTGAATGATAAAACTAACAATGTTGCAAATAGTGCTTTTTTCATGATATTTCCTTTACTTTAAACGTAATACTTCGATTGTTTGATTACTAGGGTTAATAGTGCTTGTGCCACTTCCAGCGCCATGCGTTTTGCAAAACCACGATAAAACACTACCTTGTAAAAGCTTGCCATATTTACCCCACGGCATAACTACAACGTCGCCAACTTTCATGTTTTGCAAATAACCGTTAACGTAAGCTCGTTTTTCTCCGTGAGGAAACTCGCTTGGTTTACGTTTGCCTTTCTTTTTGCTGTTAACGTCTAAAGTTCCATATTTATTGCCGTCAGTATCAACAATTGCATAAGTAAACTTTAACGAGTCCAACAAATCAACTGCTTTTTGTAGTGTCTTTTTCTGTATTTCTAACATTTAATACTCCAATTAAAAAGGTAAGTCGTCGTCAGGCATTCCGCTTGACACCGTTTCTGTTACTGGCGGTGTTTCCCCCGCATTTTTGCTTCCCAGCAAATTTAAGCGTCCAACAACAATGTCAGTCGCATATTTTGTTACGCCGTTGTCGTCCCACTTTTTGGTGCGCAACGAGCCTTCAATGTGAATCATGTCGCCTTTTTTGACATATTTACCAACTACCTCTGCCGCCTTATTGAAAGCCGACAATCTATGCCACTCTGTATGCTCTTGCTTGTTACCGCTGGCATCTTTGCTAATGGTTGACGTAGCTACTGAAAATGTTGCAATAGCTTTACCGTCTGACGTATATCTGATTTCAGGGTCTTTGCCCAAACGACCCATGATGAACACTTTATTTACTGAAGACATATTTATTCCTTGATTTCGTTAATTCTTACTTGCACCGTATCGGCGGTTTTATATGAGGTCAAGTCCGCACCTCCCAATAAATCCTGTTGCACTTTTTTCCAATCTGTGCGCCCAGCCACGGTGATACGCTGGACTCTTACTCCTTCACCTTCGTTACAGTCGCCGACCAATAACTCTTGCAATCTTGCTTTTGATGAATCTAACAACTCAGTAGCCACGTCTACTTGTGCTTTAGCTAGTCGGTATTCCTTGACTGCTTTAGTCCAAGCACGGTCGGTGCGTAACCCTAAGTTTTCCCAAAAGTCGTCCCATGCTAGGCAAATCTTTTCCCAATACGCTGGGTCGGGGTTAACGTGCGCTAGGATAAAATCTTGTTCTTCAACGTCCCATACGCAAAAATGACACCAATTTGCACCAGTAACCATAAGCTGGTGCTGGACTTGAGCGTAGTCATACGGCAATAGCTCGCCTTTTAGTGCCGCTTTTGCTCGCTCAGATGCAAAGCCGTCGACTGGCACCTTGCATTCCCAAATGCCGTTTAAGTCAAGATTGATACCGTCAAGTGATGCGCCGTATAGACCGTCTACAAATACTGCTGGTCGTATCATTTCATAGCGTTCTTCGTAAGCCTTGCGTGCAATCGGTTCTTGCTGATTACCTTGACGCATAGCTGAGTTTACGAAACCACTACCCCCGCCGTTTTTAATGCGTCGTATGTCGCTTGGCTTCTGATATGGTGATAACCCCATGACGGCTGGCGTTTCGCTTGCCATACGGTGGTTTACCCTGAAATCCAGCCACTCTTGCGAACCTTGCTCTAAAAGTATCTCTGTGCGCATTACTCAGATTCCTTTTTGGTAAGTTTTTTCTCAAGTGACTGCACAATCTTAGTAAAGTGCAAGCGCTCAATTTCGTGTAACTCTTTTTTACCAAAATGGTTTGCGATTGAATGAGAATCGGTGTGCGTTGATACGCATAACAGCTTAATCTTGGACAATTCTTCGTCGGTCAACGTCGCTGGGCGCTCACGTGGAGCCATGCTGGCACTATTTGCGTCGTCGTCGTCTTGATATACACCAACAACTGCGGCAAGAGCATAGCGTCGCATATACGTTAAACAGCTACCAATGCCTTGCGGGTCGGGTTTGCTAACTGGTGCAGTCATGCTTTGTTCTAGCCATTCGCCTGAGCTATGCGTAAGACGTGTTACAAGCGTCATAGTATTGTGACCAAACTCTGCGGGAAACTGAGTTACAGCAAGTCCGTTATTGGACAGCGCTTCACGACACGCTTCCCAAACGCTTGCCAAGTCCGCATATTTAGACTTGAAATGCGGGTTAACTGAATCTTTGCTGGCGTGCTTTAGTTCGCCTTGTGCCTTGGCTAATGCCGTAGACAGTTCTTTGATGCTTTCTGATTGAATCATTTTCTACTCCTTACTGGTTTTCAAAATAAAAGGCTAATGCATAAGCCCCACAAATTACTACTAAAACTATTAAAACTTGTAACGTTTCGTTGATTTGCTTAATCACGGTTACCCTTTCCCCAATCTTCAATTGCGTGTTCTTCTGCTTGGCGTTCCCAGTAGTCAATGATGCGACCAAAAACCATGCGCCCCAGCATTGTGACTTCACGGCGTTCCATCAAATCGGCAAGCTGTTCAATGTCACCTTCTTTGCTAAACAAACATTCTTCTGAAATGGCTTCGACAATGTTCTTAGCTGTATACGGGTTGTATTCACCCATCATTAGTTCGTTGACACGTTCGCCAATCCAGTCGTCATACTGGGCTTGTTCTTCGTAAGGCGCTTCTAGCCAGCGGTCGTAGCTCATTTCGCCCCCATATATCTGTATTCTGCCCACCATTTGCCCGTAGCTTTGTCGGTCATGCGAATAGACACAATGTTGTGCGAATCTTTTAAGACTGCGATAACTGCCGCAAGTCGTGTGATGCCGTAACGCTCGATAGCTTCCCAGCTAGTGATTTTTTTGCGCTTTTGTAAGTGCGCCAAGATTTGTGCTGTTTGAGTTTTCATAGACCCCCCGTGCGGATTACCCATACTGTTAATGGAATTACAAAGAAACATACACCTAGAAATACACCTTTTAGAATATCAGTCATGTTGCCCCTTTAGAAGTGAGTTAATAAACCAGTTTCACGCTCAAACAAATCTTCTAGCTGGTCGCAATAAATCATGCTGTGTTCTGAGATTGTTTTGAGTTCACGGCTAGTCATACGCATAAACTTCACGGTATACGTGTCGCTTGGGTCAAGAACAATCTTGACTGCGTTGATGCGGTGCTTAGTGAGGTTTGCGGGAATCTGAAACGCTAGACCGTTGCCAACGTCGCCAAAGTTTTTGGCACCAGTCATACCGATAAAACGGCGTCCGCCTAACTGGTCGAGGATAATGTTTGCTACTGACATATTTACTTCCTTTCTGTGTTTACTCATTTGATATAGTAAGTATAATCTAGTTATACGTAATGTCAAGTATTATTTTGCGATTCTGCAAAAAAATATTTACCGACTACGTTTCCGTTGTAATCATGTATGTTGCCACGGGTAGAGCCTTGGGCAACTGCTTCAGCGACTTGCACGATATTGTCCGCAACAGATTCTTCTAAAGAATCGCCAGCATACGCATCATTGTCGCAATTCATTGATAAAACAAATACTTTATTTCCCATGTAAATCTCCTTAGTCTGCTCTTGAACAAGCCCATGCGTTAATACCATGCTCACGCAATACCTTTGCAAATGCGTCAGCGCCTTGTTCTTTTACGTCCATTGACTGAGTGCCGTTACCCGCTGGATTCCAAATTGACCAGCCACGTTTCCAATGCTTTTCGCCAACGCCGTTCTTTTTGCACCAGTTAACAAACGGGATACGAGCGCTTGTAATCTCGACCCATGCAAAACCACAGTAAGCCATTTCGCCATGCTTTGCCATAAATTCAGCTTCTGCAACCTTTGCCGCAGTTAACGCTTTTGTGTAAATTTCTTGATAGTCCATGTGAATCTCCTTAGAAGTTGTAGTCATAAAATTTGCGTGGTTCGTCAGCTAGTCGAAACTTGCGACCGTGTGCGTCTTTCCAGCCGTGCTTGCCTAACCTGATTCTGATTACTGGGTTTGCTGGGTTAGACGTGATAAACCAGTCTTGCACGTTATCGCTGTGTGCTGAAAACCCGCCTACTGTGAACGTTGGCTTAACTGCTGGATTCTGCTCTGCAGTCATTTCTCTGATTTCGATGGTTTTGTCGCTGACTACCCTAACAACTTCAAAAGGGTCAATGTCTGAATATCCGTGATAGTTTGCGTATTTCATTTTTTTAAACTCCCATTTGATTGCAAAGAACCCACTTTGCTTTATTTAAAATCTGACGTGCTTCTTCGTCCATGCCGTGAGCAATACACTCTTGTGCGTCTGACATAAGACCAGCCAAAAACATTGGCACGCCTGACATAGATACATAGTTCTTATGACGTGCCCAAAAAATTTCAGGGCGCTCACCGAACATTGCGATTTCTTCTGCTATACGTGCTTTGGTTACTTCTTTTGTCATTTTATTTCCTTTCACATTTAATTAACCTACATGAGTAGTTTAGTCGTGTGTATAACAAAAGTCAACGAATTGTATAGTTTTATTTATCATAATATGAGAAATTTAATTAGGCAAACGTATAATTTTATGATATATTACGTATATATCTTACAGAAAGTGCAACATGAATCTATCTCCTATTGAGAAAGCATTACGACTGGTCGGCAAAACGCAGATGGCTAGAGAACTTGGTTTGACCCGTGCGGCAGTTTATTCATGGGCAAGAAAAAACAAGATTCCAGCGCATCACGTATTAAAAGTCGAACAACTAAGTGGCATTAGTCGTCACGAATTAGCCCCTGATATTTATGGGGTTGCAAGTAACTAAAAAATGTTTTAAGATGTAATTGTCACGGGTGGCACCGTTGGCAAACCATAGCAGAGTAACTAACCCCAGTAGGTTTAGGTGGGGTATGTGTAGCTTTAGACAATGAGTGAGAAATCTCTGTTATGGATTGTCGACAGTTGCCCATGCCAAGGGACATACCCCGCCTAAGTTTATTGGGGTTTTTCTTTTGGCATAGCCTTTGACCACACGAAAAGCAAGTGTGTAAATAAGAAAGCTAGATGGGCTAGAGGCTTGTGGAGAAACAGCACAAGAGCAAGGGGAGACACCTTCGATAGCCGAATAGTTAGGACTAAGCCAGCTATTCAGAGAGTCGCTACTCAATACATCACTTATGTAAAACGGCACCTGTGCCGTTGGTCTTTCTATTGGTAAATAATTATTTGACTTTAGTAAAACAAATTTATACAATTGATTAATAAATTGAGAAAGGACAAAAATGTTTGAATCATTTTGGAAGTTGTATCCCCGTAAAGTAGCCAAGCGTGCCGCACAAAAATCTTGGCAACGTTTAAACCCGTTAGAGCAAAAACAAGCATTAGACGCAATACCGAATCACGTTAAGTATTGGAAGTTAAAAATGACTGAGCAAGACTTTATCCCGCACCCAAGCACATGGCTGAATCAAGGTCGGTTTGAAGACGAGCTAGTGATTGAAGAACCAAAGCCAAAAGAACCCAAGGCAAACCCTTGGTGGGCAACGGACAGCGACATATTGAAGAAAGCAAGCGAGGTCGGCGTAGCCCCTAGAAGTGGCGAAAGCTGGGCAGACTTGAGAAAACGTATCACAGACAAACTAACGGTGAAATTATGATAGTAGACAACGGTGACGAAACATTTAGCATAGTCAGAAGACCATGCCCTATTACAAAAGACCAAGCTTACGGTATAGCTTTAGAAGCTGGTTTTATGCTGTCAACGCAATACGGACAAGATGACGGCAAAATGATGCCAGCAACAGACGGCGCAACGCTTATGCGTTTAATCAAATTAATTGAAAAGGCGCACGGAATTGTATAAAAAAGTAGCTTTTGGTTATCCTGATTTAGTAACAGCTTTTACTGATATGAAGCTAATGCAAAGCCAACACGTGCAACAAGCATGGCTTATAACGTTTCAACGTTTAGAAGAAAAACGTCGTGACGTTCAAAACCGTCGTTACTGGGCAATCATGCACGAGATTGCTGAACAGCTAAAAATCAACGACCAGCAAATGACTGCCGAAGTTTGGCATGAGTGGGCTAAACGTAGATTTATAGGTGTGCGTGAAATAGTGTTACCTGACGGAGAGATTGCCGTGTTAGGCATGACCAGCACCGAGTTATCTGTTGCAGACTTTAGCGACTATATGCAGATGGTAGAGGCATGGGCGGTAGATCATGGCGTAATTTTTAACGACTTACCTGAAAGGAATGTATGAAACAAGAACCTGTTGCATGGAGAAGTTTTGACGCTAAATGGAAACGATGGTATTTATATCAAGTTAAACCTGCCGATAATGCAGAGCCACTCTACACCGCACCAAGAGAGTTAAGTGATGAGGAAATAATGGAAGCGTCTGAACCTTTTTGGAAATGTGATGCTTTTAATGAAGTGTCTTTTGATGATATCGGATTTGCTAGAGCAATACTAAAGAAAGCGAGTGAGAAATGAAATACTTAATACTGTTTTTTCTAGCTACGCCAGCAATGGCACAGTCAAACTTCTATGCAAACCGTTTTAACGGATGTATGACCCAAGTTTACACAGCGTCAAATAATGGATACTATTACGTAAACAAGGAATATAAAAAGCCTAAGCAAATCAATCGTGACCTAAGCACATGGGGTCAGCCGACTGGTAATGTAGGCAATACTGTAAACATTAACAAATATGCACCCCCTGATTTAAGGATAAGCAGATGAAAGACCTAGGAATTAAATTATTAACTGGCGCAATTACTGGTGTTGCGTGGGCAATCGTCATGGTATTACTAGGGTTAATTGTTAAAGGGTGCTGGATATTCCTTAGCTATGGCTGGAATTTAATATGATAGAAACAATGGCGTGGGTTGTGCTTATTGGCGTATTCATGCTGGTATTAATTGCTGGGGTGGTCATTGGACTGCTCTACTTAATGGATTATTTAGAGAATGTTCAGAAGTAAAACGTTGCTGGAAGTCGCAAGACAATGCCCGTGTCAAGGGTGCGGTGCAGAAGACGGCACAGTAGTTGCCGCACACTCAAACCAATTGCGTGACGGCAAAGGTAGATCACTTAAAGCCCACGACTATCGTATTGCGGCACTATGCTATAACTGCCATTATGCAATAGACCAAGGCTCACGTATGACAGCACAAGAAAGGCTAGACTTTTGGGAAGACGCACACAGAAAAACAATAGGGTGGTTATTTGAGCATGGATACATTACCGTTAATAAACTGCCCCGATTGTGAAAAGAACGGTGGCATCTACCGCATGACGTGTAGAGGTTGCCGAAACAGATTGCTTTTAGACGAGCCATGCAAAATGTTACGCAAGATAATCGCTGAAGGCCTACGCAAGTGGGGAGAGGTAGATGACTGGCAAGTAGAACCTCATTGTGGTTGCCAGCGCAAATGCCAGCGCCTAGAAAACATGAGGCTTGCACAAATTGATTCTTGAGTTTCCATTCCCGCCAAGTGTCAATCATTACCTAGGCAGACACGGCAACAGGACGTATAAGACGGCTAAAGCTAAAGCGTATAACCAAGCTGTCTACAATATAGTCAAACTTCACAGCGCCGACAAAAGATTTAATACGCCCCTAGACGTGCTGTATTTCTACTGGTTTCCTGATAAACGCAAAAGAGATATTGCCAATTATGAAAAGGTACTTACTGATTCAATGGTAACGGCTGGCGTTATGGTAGACGACCACTTAATACATAGGCTTACGCAAGAAAAAAAAGGCTACTGCAAAGACGGCAAGGTTATCGTGGTAATATATCCATTCCTTCCAAGGAGTGATATTGTCCCAGCGTAAAAAACTGGGATTTTTTTTGACAAACGTAAAATAAAAGTGTCTAATCGTATTATGTTTCAATACACCGACATGACAGAACAAGAGTATTTAGATTTTGTAAAAGCCCATGAGTGGACTTTTGCCAAGTCAATGCCGACTATCCCGCATACATACGTTGTGCGAGAACGTTGTAGGACTGACGACGAGTTTTGTCGTGCAGTTTTATACATACGCAAACACGGCAAACCACGTAAATTCTTCCGCAAAACGTTTATTTACCTAGACTTGGGCGCTTACACTTACTGGACTATGGGCAACCCATTAGACATTACGAAGATTATTAATCGGGCTTTGTTATGAGAATCATTATTAGGGCGGTAAAAGAGCGCACCGAGTTTATTGATTACCTAAGCCAACGATTGCCTAATGCCGAATGGTGTTTTGACGAAACTCAGAACGCTATGGACACTTTCCTAAAAGCTATGCTTATGGCTGGTGACGAACCCGCCGTGCACATGGAAGAAGATATTATTCTTACCCGTGACTTCGAGCGCAAACTGAATGCAGTCATTGACCAGCGCCCTAACGACCTGATTCAATTCTTTTCTATGCGTGGCAAAGACTTGACCGAAGGCAGTCGATACGACCGTAGTTATATGATGAATCAATGCTTTTATACACCTCAGCACTATTCACGTAGGATTTACGAGTATTACAGAACATGGGACGGCAAGCTAATACACCCGACAGGCTCGGACAATATGATTGCTGACTGGCTAAAGTCCCGCAGAGAAGCCTATTGGATACACGTGCCCAGCTTGGTTGAACACCGTATAGCCAAAAGCATGATTGACCCCCGACGCAGTTCTAAACGCCAAAGCAAGACATTCGTAGACCCTTGGATATGATTAAGACCATTACATACAAAGACCTAGAGCCATACATTGCCGAAACTGAAAAGCTAGGCTTATCTTTCTGCAACGCTACCGAGTATTACGGGTATTACGACGACGGAAAACTTGCCGCATTTACTGGGATTCTATGGTATTCAAAGAAAGCCGTATTTAAGAATCATTACGTTTTGCCTGACTATCGACACCGTGGTTTCTTCAAAATGCTGTTCCGATACAGCATGATTGCTGTGCGTGAGCGTGGCATTAAAGTCGTCGAAGCCAATTGTTCGCCAATGTCATTGCCCTTGTATATCAAAATGGGCGCAAAGATTACTAAGCAATTTAAAGACTGGACACAGGTGCAATTAAAACTATGAAGATATACAGCAATAAAACGGTTTATGATGCGGCACTTGAGCGTATCCGGTTCTTATTCGACGAGTTTCCAAACATCATTGTAGGAGTTTCGGGTGGCAAAGATAGCACAGTCGTATATAACTTGGCGTTACAAGTGGCTAAGGAAAAAGGGCGGTTGCCCCTTAAGTGCTTATTCGTTGACCAAGAAGCCGAATGGGAAGCTACGATAGATGCCATAACTGAGATTATGGAAAACCCCGACGTAGAGCCTAAGTGGTATCAGATGCCAATTAAGCTGTTCAATGCTACAAGCACCCAAGAACATTGGCTTATGTGCTGGGACAAGGATAAAGAAGACGTTTGGATGCGGGAGAGAGTGCCATACTCAGTAAAAGACAACGTTTACGGCACAGAGCGCTTCGGTGAGCTATTCCCCGCTATCATCAAAAAAGAATACGCTGGCGTAAAGACTTGTTACATAGCTGGCGTTCGCACAGAAGAATCGCCTACTCGTGCTATGGCATTAACGCATGATGTGACATACAAAGGGCGCACATGGGGCAAGATTTTAGATAAAAACAACGAACACTATACGTTTTACCCTATCTATGACTGGTCGTATATGGACGTGTGGAAAGCAATTCACGATAACGACTGGTCGTATAACCGTGTTTACGACGCACAATATAACTACGGCGTAAAGCTACAAAATATGCGGGTGTCTAACGTGCATCACGAAACAGCCGTTGGGACATTGTTCTATATGCAAGAGATTGAAGGTCATACATACCAAAAGCTGACGCAAAGGATTGCTGGTATTGACATGGCAAGCAAGATGGGCAAAGACGACTATTTCCCACGCCAATTGCCGTTCATGTTTAAAGACTGGGGCGAATACCGTGACTTTTTACTGGATAAGCTGATTGACAATGCTGACTGGAAAAAGGGATTTAAAGACATATTTGCACGTCACGACGAGATGTATGCCCATGCCATTCCTGACAAAATGTATAAAGAACACATCAATGCCTTACTTACTAACGACTGGGAACACGTCAAACTAGGAAACTTTGAACGTAGACCTGAAAATATTGACCTTAAACGTGCATGGAGAGCCAAAAAAAATGCTGAATCAGCTAAAGCAACAGATACAGACGCATCTTGATTCATTAGCGGACACGAAAGACAAGGTTTGTGTCCTTGAAGAATTAAGGTCGTTCATTCACGAAATAAGCCCCCAGCATAGCCAGCCAGTTAACTTTGTGCGCTGGGTGCCAATCGAACAGGTGCAAGCCAACGACTATAACCCTAACAGCGTAGCCAAAAACGAGATGCGCTTGCTATATGTATCAATCCTACATGATGGCTATACGCAACCAGTCGTTACCGTGTTTGACCCTGAAATTAACAAATACGTGATTGTCGACGGTTTCCACAGATATACGACAATGCGCCTAAACCAAGATATTGCCGACAGAAACAACGGCTTTTTGCCTATTGTAGTCATTGACAAACCAATCAACGACCGTATGGCTTCAACGGTGCGCCATAACAGAGCTAGGGGCAAACATAGTGTTTCAGGCATGGCTAACATGGTGTTTCAGATGCTGGACAATGGCTGGAGTGACGAAGCTATCTGCGCAGAGCTAGGCGTTGAACCTGACGAGCTTATCCGCTTAAAGCACGTTACTGGTTTCTCAA